AGAGTGCTAATATATTAGGATAAGTATGCTACAAAAACTAGGTTTTGCTCCAGGATTTAACAAACAGGTTACCGAAACAGGCGCTGAAGGACAGTGGTTTGACGGTGATAATGTGCGTTTTAGATACGGAACCCCTGAAAAAATAGGGGGTTGGAGTCAATTAGGTGATAGTAAACTTACAGGAGCAGCAAGAGCTATTCATCATTTTGAGAATAATGACAGTGTTAAATACGCTGCTATAGGAACTAATAGAATTTTATACGTATTTTCTGGCGGAACTTACTACGATATTCACCCTATCAGAACTACTTTAACTGGAGCTAATTTTTCATCTACATCGTCATCAACATCGGTAACTGTAACATGTACCGGGGTACATGGACTAATAGAAGATGATATTGTTTTGTTTGATAGCGTAACAGGTTTATCAGGATCTACATACACTAACGCCACATTTGAAGATAAAAAATACATGGTTACTTCTGTGCCATCAGCTACTACTTTTACAGTGACGGCAGCTACTGCTGAAGCAGGAACTCCGTTAAGCACCGCAGGATCGGCATCTGTTCTTTGTTATTACAACGTTGGTCCTTCTCAACAATTAGGTGGTTTTGGATGGGGAACTGCTAACTGGGGAGGTGAAGCTAGTGCACCGGTCACAACTACGTTAGCTTCTGCATTAACAAATACTGTTGATACTACAATTGTATTAACAGACTCTAGCCAGTTTCCGTCATCAGGAGAAATTAGAATTGGATCTGAAGATATTAGTTATACAGCTAACAACACGGGAACTAACACTTTGAGTGGTGGAGCAAGAGCTGTAAACGGAACCTCGCCATCTACACACAGCTCTAGCGCAACGGTTACAAATATAACTGACTTTGTTGCATGGGGAGAAGCATCTACAGCTGACTTTACAATCTCTCCAGGACTATGGGTATTAGATAACTTTGGTCAAAAATTAATTGCACTTATTTATAATGGTCCTTGTTTTGAATGGGATGGGTCATTATCAAATGCAACAGCAACAAGAGCTACACTTATTGCAAACGCTCCAACAAAATCTCGTCATGTGATTGTTTCTACACCAGACAGACACTTAGTATTTTTTGGAACAGAAACAGACATAGGAGATCCAACATCTCAAGATGATATGTTCATTAGATTTTCTGATCAAGAAAATATTAATCAAACAGATTCTTATACTGTGACTGCTACCAATACCGCAGGTTCACAGAGACTGGCTGATGGATCAAGGATCATGGGAGCTATCAAAGGTAGAGATGCTATTTATGTTTGGACCGATACTGCATTATTTCTTATGCAGTTTGTAGGTGCACCCTTTACATTTTCTTTTCAACAAGTTGGAACCAACTGCGGATTACTAGGTAAAAACGCATGTGTTGAGGTTGATGGTTCTGCGTATTGGATGTCAGAGAATGGATTCTTTACTTACGACGGACAATTAAAATCTATGCCATGTTTGGTAGAAGATTTTGTTTACGATAATATTAACACGACAGCCAGAGATTTAGTAAATGCAGGATTAAACAACTTGTTTGGTGAAGTGACTTGGTTCTATTGTAACAGTGGATCTAATGTGGTTAACAGACAAGTAACTTATAACTATCTAGACTCAACAGTTAAAAGACCTATATGGACAACAGGAAGTTTAGCTAGAACCGCATGGCAAGACTCTGCTGTGTTTGGTTTACCACACGCTACTTCTTATGATGTAAACAGTAATGCATCTTATGATGTTATTGGAAACACTGACGGCTGTACAATATACTATGAACAGGAAACAGGGACCGATCAAGTTGATGCTGGAGGTGCTGTTACAGCTGTGATAGCTAATATATCTTCTGGTGATTTTGATATTACACAAAGAAGAAGCAATACTGGACAGACTGTAGGAATGCCTGATCTAAGAGGAGACGGAGAGTTTATAATGAGAATTAGTAGATTTATACCAGATTTTATTGATCAAACAGGCAATACATCTGTAAAGTTTAAAACAAGAATTTATCCCAATAGCGCGCAAGTCACAAATACCTTTACTTGTACGTCATCAACCACTAAAAAAGACATAAGAGTCCGAGCTAGACAAATTGCACTAGAAATTGCAAACACCACTAGTGGAGAGGATTGGAAGTTAGGAACGTTTAGATTAGATATACACCCAGGAGGTAGAAGGTAATGGATCAAGGAACTTTAGATTTAATTGCAAAATACAGACAGTATAATCCAGAGGCTGTTAATTTTACAGACGAACAAATAGCTTCAATGGGCTTACCTGGTTTTGATAGTGTCCCTAAAAGAGCAGACTTCAGTGGATATGAAATGTCTACGTTTCCTGCATCAGATATATTTAATAAACTTGATGCAGAAGCCATGAGTCTTAACACTGGTGATGTTCCAATACGTCAAGGTATATTAGATCCTTCTATATTTAATTACCAACAAAATTTACAAACAGGTCTTACAGATCCAACACCCTACGTTCAAATAGATAATAGATTCATAGATATGGATACATCTCCTGATCTTACTTATGATGTATATAAAGAAGATGACAAAGGTTTTGGAGATCCAATCGAAGAGGAAGAAGATAAATTTAGTCTTATGGATTACATACCTTTTATTGGTGACAAAAGTCTTTTTCAAGGTCTTGTTAGTTTAATGCCAGAAAGAAGCCAGGTAGCACGAGGTTTAGATGAAATGTATCGTAATAGAAATAGTGCAGGCACTATTAGTTCAGGACTAATGGCAGGATACAATCCTATATCTGGTGGATTTTTAAATACAATGACAGGTGGTAGACTTGGCAGCCCTACTTCATACGGATTACAAAGAGCATACGAGAAAAGAATGAACACTATCAAAAACACATTAGGAAAAAAATATAATATGGGTGAGGCAGATATAGCAGATATATTAGCAGGATCTTATAAGGGAGACGTAGATAGTAGTTTAATTCAAAGATTACAAGATCTTGATGATGCAAAAAGGGCAGAGTTATCTATGTTACAAGAAGCTCAGAAAAGAGATGATGACAGAAGAGAAGCAGATGCTTATGCAACACAAACGGGAGCAGGATCAGGTTATAAAGGTGGTGAAAATACTAGAGCAGCTAGAACTACAGGTAACTATGATGATCCGTTTGATCCGGGGTACGCAGACTAATGGCTAAGATAGTACAATCATTAACAAGAGCAACTCAAGAGTACGAAGAAAAAACATTTCAGTCTTTGGTTAGAGATCTTGACTCTGTAATAACAAAATTAAATACTTCTTTTCAAGAAGAAGTAAAACAAGAAATAGAAGCCAAAAGCTTTTTCTTGGAGGGCTAGTGACAGTATCAAATGTATATAAGTTTTTTGGAGTAGATGATGTTACATCTACAGCTGCACAAACTATGTTTGGAACAACTGTTGTAAACGGTGTAACTAAACAAAATCCTTTGGTAAACGAAACTTACATTATTAAGTCTATTCTTGTAACATCTGCTGGCACACCTACCGTAACAGTGACCAACAACAGTATTACGACCATTAAAACAGCGGCTCTTACAGCTAATACAACCACAGAATTATTAACCAACCCGTTAATAGTAGAGGGAAATACAGCCCTTTCACTAACTTCTAGCACTACAGATTCTTTTGATATTGCTATAAGTTATCTAAACATTAAAAAGGAGAGATTAGACTAATGAAAATACTGGAACCAGCAAAGGTAGAAACAACGTACAGACATAAGCAAACAGGAGAAGTTTTTAAGGAAAGAAAAGACTGGGAAGCAAAGGGGTATAAGAACGATGACATGGCTCAAGACGTAAAAGTCATAATGCCACCTCTTGATTTACTCAGTAAAACAAAGTAGAACGATAAATTAAGGTAAAAATATGGCTATATCTCGAATGCAAGAACCCAGACAACTATACGGATTAGGAAGCCTCGTAAAAAAGGCAACTAGAGGTATCAAAAAGATAGCTAAAAGTCCGTTAGGTAAGGCTGCTTTATTTGCTGCGGGTGCATATGGTTTAGGTGCCCTAGGTGGAGCTTCAAGCGGCGGAGGTTTTTTAAAGGCATTACAAGCCGGTAGAGCTAATTTTGGTTTAGGAAGAATAGGAACAGGTTTAAAAACTCTAGCTTTGGGTAACAAGAATATATTAGGCGGTCAGGGTTTGTTTGGAAGTAAAGGCGTATTCTCACCTAAAAGAACTTTTCTTACAGCTGGACTTGCGGCATCAGCGTTACCGTTCATGATGGGTGGTGACGAAGAAGTAGAGGAAGAAGTTGAAATGATTGACCCAGTAGCAATTAGA